TCTCCTGGACTGGGACTGATACTTCTCGTGAAGGTCTCGGCCTTTCAATAGGATCTTCGTCTAATGGACAATACCCTATCATATACTATATTTTACAAATTAATTTCGACTGATTTTTTCTTTTTCCCTCGTTTAGCTTTGGTCTGGGTAACTTTAACTTCACGCAATTCCCCATCACCCCCTCCTTCGACATCACCTGGTGTTGGTGCTTCGGCAATATCAGAAATATCATCATCTTCGTCACCGTCTACGATAATTGGTTCTTGTGCTGGAATACTCGTCGTGTTCATGGGCGGTGTTGGTGGCATCATAATGTTACCCATGAGACTGGAAATATCAAACCCTGGACCTTGCATTTCGTGTTTACCATCACTTGAAGGTTCGGAACCTTGTTGTGATTTTGGTACTGTATTTTGTACCGCAGACATCATGTTTTGAACCAACCCTGGATTCTGTTTAATCACATCATTCATGTTTGGCATGACCGATTTGAACATACTATTCGTCAAATGAAACATCATCGCTGACCCACCCAGCATCATAATCAATTTGATTTCTGGGGCGACGTGCATTTTAGATCTATATTTCACGTATAATTCTTCAAACACTTCATCGTAATCGTCGACGTTTTCCATGACGTTTTCAGACCACCCGTCAAGTTGGATCTCGAATGGGTTATATTTCTTATTCATAAACTCAAGGCCTGTCGTACACGCAATAAGCATGCGTCTCGAAAACTTAACTGATTTGTCTACATCTATACTATATGTTATTCGTTTTACTTCGTTTCTAAGTTCGTCTACAGGGGAATAAGCATTCAAACGCTTGTTCACAGTAAACCCCTTTTTTTCCAAACGTCCGAGTTTGTTCACGAGATCCGCTTTCTCTTCGTCGACCGTCTTAAACCCTGGTGATGGTTTTTCTTCCTCTTCTTCCATCATATATCCACCTCCCCCACCTCCGTAGTCCATATCGGGTTCATCGTCGTATTCGTGATAATCAACGGGTGCTTCTGGTGGAGGTACAGATGGTTGTGCCTGTTTATTTGGGTTAGCAAATGAGTCAATATCTTCCTGGAAAACCTGGGGTTGTGGCGCTGTAAACTGTGTTTTCATTTGAGAAATTTGTTTTTTTACAGGCTGACGTCGAGGAACATCGATTTCAATTTCGTTCATCAGGGCCTGTTCATTATCATCAAGTTTCATAACATTCGTATTTTTACGATCAAGAATAATTTCACCGTCCATTACTATTACTATTACTCTTTATATTGAAACTATTCTAATCTCTTTAACGCACTTTATAAAAAATGTTGTTTCATTATAAATGAAACTTAACGCTACCAATAGAAATACGATCAAGGCTATCGTCATCATCATCGCAGTATTGTGTGTTCTCACAATGTTCAGTACCAGTGGGTACCAGGGCAAAGAAGTCGAAATAGAAACCGTCAATACGGGTTCGCTTTTCGATGTTCCATCGACCGAAGAATGTTTGAGTAGTGCCTACTACTCCGACAGTAAAGGTGGTGTATGTGACGGACAAAAACTTGTTCGGGAACAAGCGGGGTATAAGATGAAGTAAAATCTCCAGTATATATAAATGGCTTTAGTGACTAACCAATCCACTTTACCCGATTTCGAATATGAACACCATACCGTCATTCTCGATAATTTAGACTCAACAAGTAAGACCGATTTTACACTTCATTTACCAACACCACTCGAAAATGTCGTTCAAGCACAATTGATTGCCGCATCTATTAACTCAAATGGAGATGCTCAAAGGTGTATCCACATCGGTATAGAGGAACTTAAAAGTTATTTTTCACAACACGGGAAAGATGATCTCGATGACAACGATAACCATCTTAATGGTATTTTCGGTACCATTATGTGTGAACATGTAATGCATGGCCCAGATGAAGCAACTACTGGAAGGAAAGTAGGTACCCAAAAAACTGTATTCTTCAGAAACGAGTACCCAATTACCCAACAATATTACAATCCAATTCGTAAACTTGATAGATTAACTTTTGATTTAGATAAACAAAATGGCACTACAGCCGCAGTCACAGACGTCATTCTTGTTTTTAAATTTGTGTGCAAAAAAAGAAATTTAGCCCATTAATTATGTCAGGGCGTTGTACACTTGTATTTTTAACCTTTTCTTATTATAAATGTCATCTGGTATTGTTCAACTTATAGCAATTGGTGCTCAAGACGAACACATTATGGGAGAACCAGAAATATCTTTTTTTACGTCAACGTTTAAACGACATTCTAACTTTTCACAATCTATTGAAGAACAAACTATTCAGGGAGATGTGAAAGCGAATTCTATGTCATCTATTCGTTTTGATCGAACAGGCGATATGTTAGGATACAGTTATATTAGTGTGTATGATGCTGCTAATAAAGCAACATCTACAAATGATTGGTCTATTTTCATTGATAAAGTAGAACTTTTTATTGGTGGTCAATTAATAGACACACAGGATTCTATTTTTACAGAAAAAATAGCTATAGATACAATGGCGAAAAATGTATCTAATTCGGCTTTAGGTGTACATCCAGGTACTAGTGGTGAATCATATTTTTATCCACTACGATTCTTTTTCTGTGAAAGTCCACAATATGCTTTACCCATAGTGGCTTTACAGTACCATAACGTCGAATTACGTATACATTGGGGGCCAGGTGTAGCTACCTATAATTTTCAGTTTCATTCAAATTATTATTACCTTGATAATGAAGAACGAGGTAATTTAGTATCCAGGAAACACGATTTACTTATTACACAAGTTCAGAAAAGTGTTCCTTCAAAAGAAGTTGTTCAAGAACTTATGTTCAACCACCCAGTCAAATATATTGCGTCTTCGGATACAACGACCGAAGGGGCATTAACATCAACAACCAATAAAATAAAGATTGAAATAAATGGTTTAGATTTGAGTAATTTTAAAACTGGACGCCCTCATTTTATGGATATATCGAACTATTACCATACCAACGCTGTTACGTCCCCTGATTTTTTCTTGTACTGTTTTTGCTTATCGACGAATTCTATTCAGCCATCAGGGACACTTAATTTCAGTAGATTAAATTCAATTAAAATTATAAGCAAGTCTGATACAATTGATCATCCCGTGTACGCGGTTAACTATAATATACTTCGTATTGAAAATGGTATGGCTGGTATCGTTTATGCAAATTAAAATACACATCTATCTTAAATGGGTCAACAATTTCTAAATATTAAATCTACAAAAATTAGAGTTGGGCAGTATACTAATAATACACAGGGTGAAAATTCAATTGTATTAAATGCAAGTAATAATATCATAAATACTATTACACCTAATTCTACATATATATCACCAATACGTTTAAAAACTATAGAAGAAACTACGTTTATAGGATATAATAGAGATACAAAGGAAATTATAGACACAGGTATAAAAACGAATTTACTCAATTGTTCATCTCCGAATGCAGTGTCTAATATTATAGAATTTACAAATGCATCAAAGATAGATTATATACAGAGTGAAATATCAGGTTTCAAGAATAGAATTTATAAATTGGAAAATGAAACATATATAGATGATTTTAATAAAAGTATTATTGACATAAAAAATAGAATAATAGACTATTCACCCGAAATTACAACTATAAAAAATAATATATCTATAAACGAATCTACTATAAATAGAAATATTAATGATATTCGTGGTATAGAAGAAGATAATATACAAAAAATAAAATCATTAGAAAATAGATTTTTCAAACAAATAACAGTATTACCAGCTATAAAAGATGATATTTTAAAAAATACATGTAGAATTACAGGCTTGGAGAATAAATATATAAATCATACACCTGAAATACATAAAATTACAACAAAATTAACAGATTTAAATAATTCTTTAAATATTTCCGAAAATGATATTATAAATATACAAAATAATTATAAAAATACAAATGTAAAATTATTAGAAACTATAAAGCGTGTAGATATCTTAGATGATAATACCCCTAAAATTCGTGTTTTAGAAATAAAATGTGAAAATATACCAAAATTATTAGATAGAACGTATCAGCCAAGAATATCAGCTTTAGAAACTAAAACTATAAATACAAATAAAGACATTTTAAAACTAAATGAAAAAACTTGTACATTAGAAAACAATTTACAAAGAATTACAAAATTAGAACACGAATCTAAAACTACAAATGATTCTCTATTAAATACTACAGATAGAGTCGGTATTCTCGAAAATACAAAGGTCCTTGAAAAATATTTTAGACCACGACCTTTACTTAAAAGTCATGGTCCCCGTAGAGTCCTTCTAGATTTAACATTTGAAGATGGTGATATTATTACAGGTTCGACAGTTTCAAATTCTTTAGAAATATTACGCACAGACTCGAAATCAAATGGTAAAATTTTATCTACAAACGAACACAAAAAATTAGTTTGGGTAGATACAATTAATTTAAAAAATATTACATCTGAAAACTTTTGTGGTAATGGTTCGAATATAAATAGCTTAAATATGAATAATGTAAATGAGGGTATATTAAAAACAGAAAATGGTGGAACGGGAATACGTAATTACGCACCCGGAGACTTACTTTATGCAGATGAATATAATAATTTTAGACGATTATCAATTTTGAAGAATAGTTTTCTTACATGTACAGATAAACATATTAAATGGACTAAAAATATAGAGGAAATTAATTCAAATATACATATCAATTCTTTATTAATAACAAATGATATAGAAGTGAATGGTACTATTAAAAATAAATCAAAACCAATTTTTTCCGTTTCATTATTAAATAAAATTGCACCACAAAGAAAAACGGTACCATGGGATACTATAGATTTAAATATTACGAATTCGTTTATTGATCATGCATTTATAGCACCAGTATCTGGTTATTATTCATTTTCTTTACGAATGATAACAAACGGATGTACTTTATTAAATGTAGAATTACGTAAAAATAACGAGAGTATAGAAAAATGTAATTATTTTGTACATGAATCAAGTACAGAAATACCATTGTCTAATTCTACAATTCTACAGTTATGTAAAGATGATAAAATAACCATATATATACTAAGTGGACAAATGGCTAATTATAAAAACGAATTTTGTGGTTATTTAATAGAACCTTTATAATAGACGATTCTGTGATCTTAACAAAGATGACAAAATTAAAATCATGATATATATTAAGATGGTTAAAAAATTACCTACTATAGAGAGGTCTAAAACAATTAGTATCGGTGAAAAAATACGTGATAATCAGGCTGATAAATCTGTAGTAATTAACGCTTCAGACGAATACATAAACACCGAAAGTAATAATGTATATATATCACCTATTCAAACTGTTTCAGATACAGATACAGGTACATTTTTGGCATATGACCATATAACTAAAAGATTAATAAATTCCGATATTGGTATTACAGAACTATTGACAAATATACATTCAACTACATTACAACTTACAAATGGTAATACATCTTTACTTACATCTGGTAATGTTGGTATTTCAAATACAAATCCAACTGATACACTTTCTATAGGAGATCGTATTATGTTTTCAGATACAAGAGCTGACTACGCAATGATAGTAAATCAAGGTGGTATTACTATAGGGGATAATATTTCTATACACCCAGATGAATATTACGCACTTAATGTTAATGGAAATGCATATGTAGATGATATGACAGTATCTGGTAATTTAATTGTTCAAGGTGATAAATTTATAGTAGAAGCGAACTCATTTGCTGTATCCGATCGTATAATTGGAATTGCTAATAATAATCAAACACATACGTTTGATGTTGGTATTATCATGGAACACCCGGGTAAAAATCTCGCTCTTATACATCATGGTGAAAATGGTACACCACATGATCATAATTTTACAATAGGATATACTCAAAATAATATAACGGACGATTTTGTAACAAACGATCCACTAAATCCATTAACAGTTGAAGTTTTGGGTAATTTACTTGTTCAAAATAATATAACTATATCATCCGGTGGATCAATATATGGTGACGGTACACAGCTGACAGGTGTGGCACTTAAAACAGATTTGACAAGTAATGTGGAGAGAATCGGAGTTCTTGAATCAAACGTGGTAGATTTGACATCTAACCTTTCCTCGAATGCGGAGAGAATTGGAGTTCTTGAATCGAACGTGATCGATTTGACATCTAACCTTTCCTCGAATGCGGAAAGAATCGGAGTTCTTGAATCAAACGTGGTCGATTTGACATCTAACCTTTCCTCGAATGCGGGTAGAATCGGGGTTCTTGAATCGAACGTGGTCGATTTGACATCTAACCTTTCCTCGAATACGGAGAGAATCGGAGTTCTTGAATCGAACGTGGTCGATTTGACATCTAACCTTTCCTCGAATGCGGAGAGAATTGGAGTTCTTGAATCGAACGTGGTCGATTTGACATCTAACCTTTCCTCGAATGCGGAGAGAATTGGAGTTCTTGAATCG